TGTCTTGCGCTTCTTTGTTTATTTTGTTTAGCGTTTCAGATGTTGCTTGGCGCATGTCTTCAATGATTCGCTGTCTACGAAGTTCTGTTTTGTACTCGTCGTAAGCGGTGTCGAACTCTTTGTACAAGACAGGCGTTGCGGTTTCGCGGGTTTGTCTGCTTGGGCAGGTTCTGCCTTGATTGCAGTGGTTGTTGCAAGGTGGGCAACCGACCATGGCGTCCAGCAAGGGTGTGCCGTATGTGTACTTCTCTTGCGGCTGTTCTCTTGCGGCTTCAATGGCGGTAATGGCAACCTTGGCTCTGTTTGATTGCCATCGTGTTTCGTTACTCCATGCGATTTCTCCAAACGCATCCAATGCAATGCGTAGCGCTTCGTCTTTTGTCATGCTTCCCCCTGCGGTTTGTACAAGGCGTCAATCCATAAATGACCATGGGACTCTCGACTTTCACGAACTTTTACAGGTTCGTCCTTCGCTTCTTGCTTTGGCGGCTCATCACGACCAAAGATGGCATCCCATCTGTTAGCCCACTCTTGTTCCGTCAAGTCCGACGGTCTGCGTCCACTTCCTTTGCTCATTTCATGCTCCATAAATTGCTATCAATGCGGCGTCAGCTAACGCCTGCCCCTTACCCTTCTTGTCCAGATCGCGCCAGCTTGGGAACATCTGGATTGCCTTGACTCGTGATGCGTCCTTGTCCTGCCCGATCAGCCCTGCGCGTTTTTTCCACGTCGATGGGGTCACCATAGTCACTGGTATCTCAAACGCGCCCAAAACGCCTTGTAGGACGCCTGCTGAGTGTCCAAACGAGAACATGGACGCCACGCCTTGATTGGGCATGCTGGAAACCAATTCCACATAGGCTTGGAGCTTTTCGTCGGCGTACACCATCGGACGGATGAAAGCCGCCAGTGCTGAAGCGTTCACCCTGTTGGCGGATCCAGTCTTCATGGTGGGCATCGCCATCCATTCAATCGGTTGTCCGTCTTGGAGGACGACTATGGCGCCCGATAAACCGGGGTCAATTCCAATAACTATCATTTTGTTCCTTTGAGTTGAAAATAATCGCATCGTTGCAGAATGAACCGCAACTGCTGTGTTGGTTTACCAAACTTGTCGAGAATCGCATTGCACTTTTTGTTTGCGTAGTGCTTGCACTCGAAGCAGATCCGTCTGTCATCGGCACCTTGCTCACGGTCACGCAAAGCCAGAAGCCATGCAAGGTCGTATGCCTCTCCGTGTGGGCATCCATCATCGATGAACTTCTTTGCACGACGTTGGACGATTAACTCTTCGCGTTCTTGCTCTTCAGTCATGTTTTGCCTTTATTTGAGCAATGTCCGAATAACATCTTTTAATTTGATAATTTCTGATGTTTGCTCATCAATAATTTTCAAAAGATCTACGGTATTGTTTTTGTTGACGCTTGGCTTTGGATAACCCAGTTTTAAAACTTCAGACTCAGTCTGACGCAGTGCAAAAACATGTTTCAAGAATTCAAACAATTTTGTGAGAGTGTCGTGACGTGGAATGGCACCCATTTCCCATCGTGCCAATGCCTGTTGCTGAATAGGCATCCCTGTGAATTTTGAAAATGCAGAGCAAAATTCCTCTTGAGTGAAACCCATTGAGGTTCTGTCGGTTCGAAGCGCCGCACCAAAATTTTGATTGTTCATGTGTTCTTATCCTTGAGTTTGGTTTCTGCCCAATTACAGGCAATAAGAAAAGTTCTTTCATCCAACCAGTGACCATACTCTTTGCACTTTAATTTGTAGCTTCTTTGAATCTCTTCATCCGTTAAACCCACCCACGTGCGCTGTGATGCCTCTTCAAAGTCTGATCTGATGCCAGCAAGGTTCATTTGCAACATCATGTTTGACTTGATGATTTTTTCTACTTGTTCGTCAGTCATGCTTCCATCTCCTTAACAGTTGCTTCAAGGGCTTCCAATGAGGAAGCCAAAATAGAGTACGAACCAATGGGCGTGTCTGGATACCACTGCAATACCCAAACACTATCCTCAGCAATTGCTTTTTTCAATTCTTCAGGCGAAACAAAGTCATGGCAGTCGTAATATTCTTCAATGGTTTCGTACATATCACGGTGTGAAGACAGCCGCCGCCGCTGAGATAGAGGCGTATGCCGCGATGGAATACATCGAGCACCTGAAGGCGATAGAAGCGGCTACAGAGCAAGCAGAGTCCCTCAGGTGGGCATTGGTAGCCGCACAAGCTCGCGTGGACGTATGGCGCTCTTTGGAGGCTTCTAACCGCACTATGGATCGACTAGGATGAACAACAACCTAACCGCCAAAGAAAAAGCCTACGTAGGGCTGGTCAAAGAGCTTCCATGCTCGGTGTGCGATGCACCACCACCCTCAGACGCCCACCACGTCAAACAGCACCGCCAGTACACCGTGGTAGCCCTCTGCAAGTCCTGCCATCAGGGTAGCAAGATGGGCTGGCACGGGGAGAAACGTGCTTGGGCAATAGCCAAGATGGAGGAGATCGACGCTCTGAATATCACCGTACAGAGGGTGATGGAGCACCTTTTCCACAGATAAGGGAAACCCCTAATGAAAATAAATGAAAATATTTTTCAAAAGGGGTTCACAAGTGCTCTAACTTGGAGTTACAATTACATCACCGCAACGTTAGCGGGTTTAGCCTAAAAAGGAAATTACCATGACAGCAGTTACTACAGCCATCCAGACAGAAGCTCTGATTTCTACAATCACTTCTGACATCGACGCACTCTACGTGCTCGACCAACAAGCCAAAGCTTTGGAAGCAAAGATCAAGGCTCTCAAGGCAGACATCGCCAACAAGTACGGCGAAGGCGAGCACAAAGGTGAACTGCACACAGTCACTGTGCAACTCGTGCAAGTATCAGGCACCGTTGACTACAAAAAACTGTGCGTCTCCTACGGCATCAACGACGATGTCCTCAACACATTCCGCAAAGCCAGCCGCGCTGACATCCGTGTTACACCAGCCAAGTAAACCAAACGGGGGTTCGCCCCCATCAAGGAGAGTGAAATGAAAGACGAAGTAGACATCACAATCAGCACAAAAAACAATGTGCGCGTATCCCTTGCAGAGTGGGATGAGGGCGGTGCTTGGTTGTTCCTGCAAGGTCGCCAAGCAAGCATGAGCACCACACTCACACGCGCAGAAGCGCAAGAGTTGTTGGCTGGTTTAATTGAGATCCTGAACAAAGAGGTGGAAGCATGAGCAACATCACATTACCCCCACACTCAAAGATCAGCTATCCGTCCATCCCTAACAAAGACTTCAAGTGGACGTCTGGATCTGACGTGCAAGCTATCTGGCGTCGCTTCGGGTGGACGCCGCCATCAGAGAAAATGACTCCGCCACCACCAGAACGATTTATTGAACCAATTCGGAGATTCAAATGACACCGCTCATTTGCAAGGCTGTAAAACTTGCTCCTGAGCCTGAGACTGCGTTGTGGTTTGACGTTGGGCAAATGCAACCCATTCCTGAATTACTCAGGGTATCCAATGATGTATTGATGCATCTGCCATTCAAGCGTACTGGAGTTGCAGGCTTTGACACCAAAGGCAGAGAGTTTACGTTTTGGATGACAGAGGGAGAAAACAGCATAACCATATCGGGTTGCACGATGAACCCTCCAAAGTATTTTGAGCCATTTGCTTGGATCATGATTGGGGATGAAATCAAATATTACAACAACAAAAAAGAAGTAAATAAAGAATCAATCATGCCGTTCTTGCGTATGGCAGTTGCTATTCTTTTAAAACTATCTGCTGGCAATCAAGGGTATCTTGGGACGCCACAAAAAACATATATCAATGCCAAGCGAATAGCCAAAGGAAAGCCTGCTTTAACTTTTGATTGGCATACGGTGACAATAGAGCCACCAAAGCCAAAGAACGATTCGCAAGGCGGTACGCATGCAAGCCCACGCAGGCACCAAGCACGTGGTCACTGGCGCACGTACAAGTCTGGAAAGAAGGGTTGGGTCAAGGAGTGCTGGAAGGGTGATGCAAGCAAGGGCACCGTGTTTAAAGATTACAAACTGAAAGAAAACAATGACTGAGAAAAAAGAAATGAGTCAACTCGCTCGCCAACTGTTAGGCAATTCTGGCGCCGTAGAGTTCTACACACAGCAGGAGTTTGACGCCGCTTTAGCGGTTGCCAAAGCTGAGATCATGACCGTGGCTATCGAGACAAGTAAGAAGGTCATCATGATTGAGCGCGAGGCATGCGCAGAACTGCTCCAGAAGCTCGCAAGCGAAGAGGATGAGGGAGAAGTAGCCACAGCCCTTAAAAACGCCTCAGAAGCCATTCTGAACCGCATACCCGCGCAAAGGCAATAACATGGAGACGCTCGAAAAAGATCTGTCGTATTTCACAGGGTTTGATTCGGGCGTCAACTTCGTGTTGATGTCTATCGTGAACAACTTCGAAAACGGCACTGAACTTGTGGAAATGATCAAGCAGGTAATGGATCCAGAACTGGACAAACTGAAAGAGATTCGGTAATGATGCACCCCATGACGTTGGGCAACAGTAACCAACCAACGCACAAGTTCAAGCTGTGCAACAAATGCAATGAGAGCAAGCCACCAGAGGGCGGCATCGAGATGGGCACCAAATGGCACTGCCAAGCCTGCTGGACTCGCAGAATGACAATTGGCAACGTAAGGCGCAAATGAGCAAGCTCAAGATCGTATTCGCAGAAGGTGCCTTCGATGGCTTTGAAGGCACTCAGGAGGAGCTAGACGAGTTAATTGCAGACCTCCACAAGCAGTTGGAAGATGGAACACTCTTCGACAACTCTGTGCCTGTCTCGGAAGAGGATGCCAAGATCCTCGGCGAGATAATGGAAAACAGAAGTACTCGTCAGTGAGTGGAGTTAAACTCCACGCAGATATTAGGGTTTGTCCCTACTTGTCTGACTCCTCTAATTCCGTGTTAGAATTACATCACTGCAAAATTAGCAGGAATTACAGGAGATCAACATGTCAGCAATTTACGGTAACCAACCAATCGAGAACCCAGCCGCTTACGAGCGCGCAAGACATCGCAACATCATTGCCAACGCGCAATTAACCTTCTCACGCACTTACCCTGAGTTCCGCGAAATCTTGGACTTCATTGCCGCTGGTCGTAAGTACAACGACAACCAAGTGTGCGGTTACGAAGAGGGTTTCTTGGGTTCATTGGCATACGCATACGACACCTACGGCAAGTTGACATCAGGTCAAGTGGGCGCTGTTCTTAAGTCCATCGAAAAGCGCAATGCACGTCGTGCAGAGTGGGCAGACAAAAAAGCCGCTTTGGACGCCACACGCCAGCACATAGGCACTGTGGGCGAGAAGATCACCCTCACCCTCAAAATCCGCCACATCGTAACTCTGGACGGCATGTACGGCACAAGCTTCATCTACATCATGGAAGACGCCGACCAGAACGTGGTGATCTACAAGGGCAACTCCAGCGTAGTTAGCTGGACACCTGAGGGCGAGGTTCGTGGCGCTGGCGACACTCTCACCATCACAGCAACAGTCAAAGAGCACGGCGTCCGCGAAGGCGTCAAGCAAACAGTTATTCAGCGCCCAAAGGCACCAAAATAAATGTGAGCAGGGGGCTTGACTCCCTTCTCTAATTTCGTGTTAGAATTACATTACTGCAAATTTAGCAGGTTTAAAAAGGAAATTATCATGAACATCGGTACACAAACAAACAGCCTCGTAAACCACTTGTACAGCCGCATGACAATCGGCGCACCAGCACCTGAAGTTGGCATGGGCGCAACTACATTGTCATGGACTGATCGTCACGCCGCAACGGTGACAAAGGTTACTGAGTTGAAGAGCAAAGTGTGGGCATATGAGATCCACATCATGGAAGACAAAGTGACATGTGTCTCTGGTAGCGCACATGATGGCAGTGCCGTTTACACCTTCGAACCAAACCCATATGGATACGCTGACATTTTCCGTATGGATCGCAAGACTGGCAAATGGGTTCGCGGTTACGTCAATCAACTGACAGGCAGATTCAAGCAACGCCGTAGTGGTGGTTTGATCTTAGGCATGCGCGAGCACTACTACGATCCACACTTCTAAACAACACGGGGCTTCGGCCCCATCCAAATTACAAAAGGAAAATTACCATGATTACAGTTTCAAAATTCAATGTGCGCGTAGTTAACAAGGGCGACAAGTATGGTCGCGACTTCTGCTTGACTCACGATGAGGACAAGCCTCTGGTGGAGTTTTACGACTCTCGCTATCCGCACACAGAGTTTGGTCAGTTTGTGTCCCGCTACTACGTGGAGACTATTCTGGGTGAAGACAAGTGGGGACGCGCAGAAGGCGGTCTGTGCTTGGACGGCGGTAACGCTGATTCGTGGACTGTGTCTGCTGAAGACATGGACACTGTTCGTAGTTTTTTAAAAGGAGAGACGGCATGAGCGATGCATTAGATGAGTTGATGAAGCTACCCCCGAAAGAGCTTAACTGCGAGATATTCAAGAACAAAGCATTGATTGAGTTGCACAAAAGCATTTTCGCGGTGTCACGTTACTACGGTGAACCTGAAGCTGAAAAGTATTTGGCGGAAGTTGCAATGTTAATGTTGATCAACTTGATTGGCGCCAAGACAATGCAGAACAAAGATTTCAACCCAGATAAGGTGTTTGATGCACTCAAGGCTTCTATTTTGTTTGAGGTTGATCTGGCAGTAAAACAAAAGGAACAGGAAGGGAAAACAAAATGGCAACATTAAAGAAACCCGTGGCGAAAGCCGCGCCCAAAAAACGCGCACCTGCAAAGAAGCTGGTGATGGAATACACACCGCCAAAGAAGGTCGTAAAACGCGAGCAGACGTTTGAAATGCCAATGGAGGTGAAGGACTGGATCGACCAAGCCATGAGCCGCATGAAGAGCATGCAGGGCAAGATCGACCGCTTGGAGACAGAGATCAAAGAACTCAAGAGCTACAAGCGCTGGGCAGAGCACCGCATCTTGGGGAGTAGCCCAGAATGAGAAACCCACACGCATTCCCTACAAGCCAAATCGCTGATTCGGATGGCATGACCTTGCGTGACTACTTTGCGGCTAAGGCTATGCAAGGCATGATTGGCTGTCCCAAATGGCGAGAAGAAGCTAACGAAGATCCTGATATGGATGTATCAACGTACACCGCAATATCCGCATACGAAATGGCAGACGCTATGCTGAGAGCGAGGGAAGCATGAGCGCACAAAACAAAGAGCACAGCTTCAAGATCCCGAAGCACGACTGCAAGATGACGTTCTACAACCAGAACGGGGATGAGATAGGGATATTGGACTTCAATGGATCAGTGCTCTCATTCGAGGGAAACGCCGACGCAAGCGCAATAACCTTCATGGAGCACATCAGCACAGTATTCCAATACAGACTCATGCTGGAATACAACAAAGGATACAAAGCAGGTAAGGCAAAGAATGACGCCGACAGCTAAACTGCGTTTTGTACTCCGCGATGAGCAGACTGGCATGTACGGCTCAATACCTGTGATCAAGACGGTTCGCATCCTTCAGCAATGGTGGGAGCCAGAACAAAACATCATTGACATGGTGGTTGGCAAAACAAAAGGCGAATGGCGCGATATTCCGTTAGAAGCAGAAGACTTCACACAGAACAAAACTTCAGGTTAAACTTACGTCCAAGGTTCGTACCCTCGTATTGGAGGATCTGCTTCTGGAATGATGGCGCCAGATTCTTCATGTTGCTGTACGTGCTGGCGCGTGTGATCACCACGTCGTCACCCTCACGGTCGATCAACTCCATGATGACCTCTTTGGGCTTGGGTGTCGTCGAGCATATAAGCTTAGTGCGCTGACCCAGACGGATGCCGAACTGGATCATGTCCCATGACTCACGCAGGTATTCCCATGCCGCCAACTCGTCCAGCCAGCCGCCGTGGAACTGAGGGCCTCGAAAGCGCTCTGGTTCCGACGCTGGGATGCCCTTGATGAAGCTCCCATTGATCAGATGGATCTCATGCAGGGATGAGTTGTACTTCTGGATAAGTTGCGGAGGAATAACGGACATCAGCCCTGAGTCACCCTCGAAGCACGTACCCTTCAAGTCGCCGCTAGTAGGGGCTGAGACAAGCCATCGTGTGTTGGGTTGCTCCCATGCCCATCCTGCTAGTGTTTCGGCGCTGGCGCGTGTCTTACCTGCTCCACGACCAGCCAGCATCAGCCAGATATTCCACCAGTCGCCTGCGGGTTCAATCTGGTGTGCGTGTGCCTGCTTCCCCAGCCAATTCAGTTGCCAATTGACGACAGCCTGCTCG